GCCCAGGCCCACCCGTCGGCGGGTTGGATCATGTGGTACGAGCCGACGAAGCCGGGGGCGATCTTGCGATCAGGGTCGGCGGCGAGGTTGCCCTGGCCGTTGCGCCAACGCGCGTACAGGTGCCGCTGGGCGTCCATCGAGCGTGCCCCCGATTCGATCCGGACATCGTCGCGCATGAGCTGAGACGACCAGAACGCGCCCGCCAGGCGAAACGCCAAAACGGGGTGCAGGTGCTCGACGTCCTCGTCGCCGTCGTCGCGGTACGGCTCGAGGGCGGCTACCAGGTCGGCGTGTCGCATCAGGCGTCGACTATGTCGGTGATCTCGTTGCGGCAGGGTCCGCAGAACACATCGCCGGCGGGCCGTTTCGTAACCGCGATCTCGACGCCTTCGTTGATGCAGCCGGCGGTGCGACAGGTTGCGATGTAGTCCTGGTCCATGTCATGCCTCCAGTGTTGCGAGCCAGGAGGCGTCGCCGGCGACAAAGCCGCTGCTTGCGTTGAGTAGGAAGATGCGGCACGAACTGGCCGAAATGGCGTCGACGTTCGGAACCTTCGACGCGCCGCCGCCGGTGTTCGCCTGCGTCACCATCACATTCGGGGCGGAAGCAAACCGCGACGATGCAAACGTGACCGTGGTTCCCGAGGCGCTGATCGACTGCGACGCGCCCGTTTCGACAGCCGTAAAACCGCTCGCCAAGTAGGTATTTACATCTGATGCGGTGAGCGTTTCGCCGGCAGTGAACGTCTTGTTTGCCATCTTACAGAATCCTGTTCTGGTCGAGGACGCCGAGCTGGGCCGAGTCGAGGACGAAACCCATATTAGTCCCAGCGTCGAAAGTGTGAAGTCTCATCGTCCAATCTTCGGGGTTCGCCGACACCTGGACGCGGGAAACGCCGACGTCTTTTTCGTTCGTGGTCGAACCTGCGCCGGTCCATTTGACAGTGCATGGCTTCCAGAGGGAACCGAACGCATAAGACGGCGCGTGCATTAGCGTCTGAACGCCAGCCAGGGCACCATCGTTCGCTTTTCCCTTAATCATGGAGCCGGTTACCTCGAAGCTCTGAACTGTCAGCGGCGCCTCCGCGAACCTGGTCGTCAGGAACGATGCCATGCGTAAGGCGTCGTCGTCGGCGGTAAGCGGAAGGCCGGTGTAGCTGAGGGAACGCGGGCCGAACTTTTGGGAATTGGTGTCGTTGTAGGAATGTTGCGACGAACCGCCGCTGCGGGTAATCGACGCTTGCGTAACCAGCTCGTCAGCGTCGAAGCCGAGCCGGAGATCCCTATACGGCAATTCTGTAGTCGACAGGCTGTCGGCGTCGTCAAAATCTGGCATCGTCCACAGCGGCGACGCCGTCGTGGGCGCGAGCCTGGCACGTTGTATGCCGGTCGCCAGGTAGAACACCTGCTTAGTGCCACCGGACACGGCAAAAACGAGGTTGCCGGGGAAAATCACACCGTATTCGGTCGCGGCGAGGACTTGGTAGTGGTCGCCGAGGAAGTCGCCGGCTGCAACCGTCAGCGATACATCCTCGAAACCTGTTCCGGCCGAGAGCCACGCCGGGATGGTCGCATCGGCACCGAATGTTGCGCGGACAACATCCGACGCGAGATTGCCGAACACAGTCAACACCTCGGCTGCTTCCGTTGATCCCGCCTGGGCCGTGTACCTCGAGACGTAGGTGATCCAGTCAGCGGCGGTCAACGTCATGGTTGAATCGAACCCGTCGTCGACGAACTCGACGTCGATGATAGGGCCGCCAAAAAACGGGGCACGCATATTCAGGAGCGTTGTGACGAGCGCCGGCGGGTCGGATGTCCCGGCACGCGCCAGAACGAATAGCGGCTCCGAAAACCAGGCCCGCGCCGAATGTGTGCCGCCGCCGCCCGGCGTTAACGCCCCGTCTGTGTTGTCGAGGACGACTTGCGCGCTTGAGCGGCCGAGACGGCCCAGCCTTACCTGGTGGTCGATCGTGAACGAACGAACCCTGGAGGTGAAGTCGTCAGCGTCGCTCGGTGTGCCCGATGTGGTAACGGTAGCTGTGCCATCGAATCCGCCTATCTGGACGTCCCAGCCGGTGTATATGGTCACGATCGCCGGGTGCTGACAGTCGGGAACACAGCGGCGCCGCGTCGCTGCGTTTCGCGCCGGATCGCGTCGACTACTTCCTCACCAGATACCCCCGTAACGTGGACGTTGACGACGGTCGACCCGACACCCCCGACGCGGTCGAGCGGTATCACCATTTCGGGGCCGGATTCGCCGACGAGCGCCAGGGTTGGCGATTCGACCAGGCCGCCGGCTGCGAGAGGCGAGATGTCGGGGAACATGTCGAAACCGCCGAAGCCTTTTCCGCCGACACCTGGCACCCAGTCGGGGATGTCGAAACGCGGCATCCGCAGGTCCGCGCGGTTCCACACTTCGATCAGGCCGTTTACCAGCGCCTTCCCGAACTGCTTTCCGAGACTTCCGAGAAGCGAAATGCCGCCGGCTGCCGCGTTGAACAGGTCGCCAGGTAGGTCGGCGAAGATGTCCAGAACGATCACGGCAGCGTCGGCCAGGCCGTCGACCACATCGCGGAACACATCGAAATTTTGGTAGGCGAGGATGATACCGGCGACGAGGGCAGCGATGGCCGCAACGATGAGCGTTATAGGCGACGTTATGACTGCTACGGCCCCCGCGAGTATTCCCGTCGCCGCCGCCCACAGTGTCGTGGCGACCGTCGCCGCTGTCGCCAGGACCGTCCAGGTGACGGTGGCGGCCTTGAATAAGACGAACGCAGTGGCGACCGCGCCGACGGCGATCCCGAGGCCGACGAACAGATCTCTGTTTCGTTCGACAAACGGAACCACGTTGTCCATCGCCTCGGTGAACTTTTCCATCAACTCAAGCGCGATCGGCCCCATAGCGGCGACCAGCTTGTTTTTCATTGTGTCGAACTTGTCGGCGAGGGTGGCGGTCGCCTCGGCCTGGTCATCCACGAGGCCGGTTCCTGTACCCAGAAGGCCGCCGAATTCTTCCAGCTCCACTCCGCCGTCGCGGATGGCCGACGTCATGCGGGCGCCGGCAGTCCCGAACGCATCGGCGGCGATCGCCAGGGCTTGCGTCTCATCGTCGGCGGTTTCGATCTGGGTGACGATGTCCTCGAACGCCTGGCGCGGGTCGCCGCCGCCCTCGGCGATGTCTGCAAAGAACCGTTCGAGCGACGGGCCTAGCTTCGTGACGTCCACGCCGGCGCGTTCCAGCATCCCGAACATTGCGGCTGTTTCTTCTCCACTAAACGAAGCGGTCGCAAAAATGGGGCCGAATTTTTCCATCTGGGACAACAGGTTGTCCATAGGGGCGCCGGTCGCCTGCGAGATTCGCACCAGGTCGCCGAGCAGCTCGTCGGTGTCGCCAAGCGGCACGTTAAATTGGGTCATCTGGGCATCGACTCGCGCTATAGCATCGCCGACGTCCATGTCGGTTACGCGGGCAAAGTCGAGGAACAGGCCCGTTGTCGCTTCGAGCTGGTCGCCGGTCGCTCCAAAGAACGTGTTTACGTCGGCGATCGCTCCTGCGACCACATCAGCAGACTCTGGTACCGTCTTAAGGACGTCTGTCGCCTGGCCTTTGAGATCCTCCAGGGCTTCCCCGGTCGCGCCGGTGCCCTTAATGAGGGTGTTTTCCATTTTCTCAAAATCGAGGCCGGCTTTGAGGAATGAGGCACCGAGGCCGGCGGCCAGGCCGATCCCGGCCATCTTGAGGCCGTTGAACAGGCGGCTGGCACCAGTCGAGAACTTGCCGACGGATTGCTCGGCGTTGGCGAGTTCACGCTTGAAATCCTTAGCGTTCGCGGAAAGCGCGACCGAGATTTTGGACGTTTTGGCGGCCATTACGTTAACCCGGCTTTTTCGAGCAGGTCGGCGGTTTGCTTCTCGTAGGCGGCTACCACCTCGTCGCGGCGTTCATCGAGGGCGTCGTACAGGAACGGGTTTGGGTCGATGTCGCGTGCTCGCCAGCCGAAGTGAATCGGGCCGGCGTAGGGCACTTTCGACGTCAGGCTCGGCGTTCCGGCGTTGACCTTCGCGCCGCCGGCCGCCTTCGCGGCCTTGATCGTTTTCTGCAACGCACCGGAACGCATCGGAACGAGCTGGCGGGCACGGTCGCCGACGATCTCGCCCAGAGCCTTATTGCCCTCTTTCAGGTCGGCGACCATCTCGGGGCCGACATCTTTCAACGCTCGCTGGAGTTTCGCGGAGTCAACGTAGATTGCTACGGCGGGCACGCCTGTTCGCCTCCTTCGTGCGTTCGTTGTGGGCGGCCCTGAGCGCCTTAACCAACTCGGGCGGCGCCTCCAGCAGCGCCGTAATGGGCTGTCCGGTGGCTAACGCGAGGTCGGCGAGGTGATACGTCAGGGAGTGCCGGCTGATAAAGGGCTATCGCTGTTGTCCGTCTCCAGGTCGGCGATTTGGTCTAGGAACTGGTCGAACGCCGGCACCGTCTTACCCTCATGCCTGGCCTGCTCCCAGGCGAGCCAAACCAGGTGCTCCATCGCTAGAGACCCGTTCGACAACGCCTGCACGGACAGCTTGAAATGGCGCTCGAACTTGACG